CTACGCAGGGATGGTAGCCTTAAACAGTTCTCTGGAGGCGTATCCGACAGCGGTGAGGGTCGTTGGACTGTTTCTGCCGCTGTGGACCTGGGGGTTCCCGCTCCTGTTATTACTACTGCGTTATTTGAAAGATTTAACTCACGCAATCTCGGATCATTCGGAGCAAAAATCCTAAATGGTATGCGTTATATGTTTGGAGGACACCACGTTAGATGATTAGTTCAGAAACACCTTATAAACTTGCAGAGATCATTCGTGATACTTGGCCTAATCTTTACAGACCCGTAAAAGTATCTTATAATAATAAAAAAGATACTCAAGATGAACGAATATTGGATCGTAACTGAAAATAGGACTGGAAGAGTTATTGCACACTGTGGTGATATTAATGATGCAATTATGATGGTTGGATTTGATCCTAATCATAGGTCTTATAGTCGTCATCGTTTTATTATGGATCAAGTAATTGATATTACTTCAACAACTGATAAGCAACTTCCAGGACAGATTGGACTGCCTTCTGGAAAAGTAAATCAAATTAATCCAGAAGTAATTCGACTTAATGAGGGTCAAGGACAACCAGTAATTGTATGATTATACGCATATAAAATAAATAACAAATAATTATATTGGATAAAATGGGTTTGAAAATTGTTCAAATTGGTGCAAATAAAGGGAATGATGAATTATCTCAGTATATTTTTGATAATTTTAAAAAAATAGAATTTGGATTATTTGTTGAGGCTAATAGTTTTCATATAGAAGAATTAAAAAAATGTTATGAAAACTACGAAAATATAATTGTAGAAAATATTGCGATAAAGGACACTTCATATTCGGAGGATAATATTACAATATATTATCATACAAATGAATATCCTCATTATGGAATAGCATCTTCTAATATTAAACATTTAGAAAAACATATGGAATGGTGTCCTCATTTGCAGGGAGGGCAAATTGAATCTTTCAATGTTTCTTGTATTACGCTTGATGAGTTGTTTCAAAAATATTCAATTTGTGATCTTGATATTTTATTCTTAGATATAGAAGGAATAGATGCTGAAGTTTTATTAAGTTTTGATTGGGCAAGATATTCTATTAAAAGAGTAGAATTTGAATATATCCATCTTGGAGAACATGAAACTTATATAAAAAAAATGTTCAATGATATGGGATATTCTCAAGTGGATTCCCTTCATGAATATAATTGGGCATTTGAAAAAAATAAGGATTTGAAAGTTTTATTTTTTGGAAGAAATTCTAGAGAAGATGTTTGGGAGTATGATTTTATCTTAAATGATATTCTTCCTAAAGATTACTTTAAAAGAACTCATTTCTTGTCTTTAGATGAAGTAAGAAATTCTTCAGACACTTTTGATGTTTTTGTTTATAGTGCCAGAAATCCAAATAATTATCCTTGGGGATATATGCCTACCTATGATGAATCTTTGGAATGTGTATTAAAAACAAAACCAAAAATTGTTATACAATTATCTGATGAATTTTATTATGAAGATCTACATGAACACAATAATTTGGCAAATTATTGTAAATTATTTCTAAGACAATATCATCACCCCAATTATCAATATACTGAAAATACAATTCAACTTCCTTTAGCATATTGTAATGATACACCAATTGAAGATAAACTTATTCTAAATGTTATTGACAGGGATTTAGATTGGTCTTTTGTTGGAAATATTAAAAGCGATAGACTTGAAATGATTGATAATTTTAAGTCGATAGAAAATCATTTTGTTAGTTCTTCTTTAAGTAAAGAAGAAATGATAGATTTTTATGCCAGATCTATTTTTGTTCCTAGTGGTAGAGGAAATTCTAGTTTAGATTGTTTTCGTTTATATGAAGCATCAATGTGTGGTGCTATTCCTGTGGTTGTTGGATCATCTGAAGAAATTAAAAATACTTTTGCGTATGATGAAACCCCACCTTGGATATTTGCAGAATCTTGGGATGAGGCGGTAGAAAAATGTAAAAATCTTCTGGATGATAAAGATAATTTGCAAGAGATTCAAAACAATCTATTAGATTGGTGGAGTAATATAATTATCAACATTCAAGATAAAGTCAATCGGGTTTTTGTTGGTGATACAACTGATGATCATTTATATAAACTTAAAAAATTTCCTCCAATTAATTTTATAAGTGTTGATAAATCTGAAGATAGGAGAAAACTTCTTTATGAAAAATTTTCCAAGTATAATCTAACAAATATTAGACCTCATATATTTGAAGTTTATAATGATGAAGATCACAATTATATTGGAGAATCTTTTCGTGAATTGAATGGTATGGGAAGAGGACCTACAACTTCTCACTTAAAAGCAATTAAAGATTGGTATTTTGATACAGAAGAAGAATATGCTTTCTTCTGTGAAGATGATATAAGCTTTGAGACTATTAAATATTGGAATTTTACTTGGGAAGAGTTTTTTAATTCTCTACCAAAAGATTGGGAATGTATCCAACTTTGTTGGGTTAGAGAAAATGATATGTTTGTATTTTCTAATAATGGACTTAAATTGAGGCATAGATGTTGGTGTGATTGGTCTGCATGTGCATATCTTATTAAAAGGTCACATGCTAAAAAATTAATATCCAATTACTATCGAAATGGATCATTTAATCTTGATTTTGTTGGAAATGATTCTCACGTAAGGCCACAATGGGCTAAAAATCCCGTAGCAGAAACTATAGTTTTTTCCCCTCTGGGAAATCCTAAAGATAGTAATGTTAATGTGAGTCCTATATATGGATTTCCTTTATTTGTTGAAGATGTTTATAATTGTGAATCTTGTTTATTAAAGTTTGATAATTTGAATATATTAAATCGCCAAAGAGTAATCAATGAAATGTCTTACGATACAATAGTTAATTGGTGGGAAACAAAAGGAAAAAATTTAAAGATAGAAGATATTATTGATATTTGACTTTACAAAAAATAAAAAGGATGATAATATCTTATTTTAAAAATAACGGTATGAAATTTACAGTTTATTCTAAAGATGGGTGTCCATATTGCACAAAAATCCAACAAGTATTGGAATTGACTAATTTGCAACATGTGGTTTATAAATTAAATGTTGATTTTACTCGTGAAGAATTTTATTCTGAGTTTGGAGATGGATCTACTTTTCCCCAGATTGTTTTAAATGATACTCAGCATCTTGGTGGATGCTCAGATACAGTTCAATATTTGAAAGAACAGAATTTGATTTAATTGTGAAAGAAGAACAGGATGATAAAAAAAGAAAACTAAATAAAAATGAACCTCAGATTAATCGAGGTATTGAATTATTATTACGCAATAGGAGGAGAGAATCTACACCAAAAACGTTTCAATTGAAATTTGGTAAGATGATTTCTCTTTTTCGTAGAGAGTTTCATTTTTTTATAGAATTTCATTTCGATATTAGAAAAAAATAAACTCTCTGGAGAAAGCAAATGGAACTATCAATCATTTTGACCTTTACAATTTTATTTTGTGTAATGTTCCTTTTCATCGGTTTAATTGGTGGATGGATTTTTAAACAATATCAAGTAGAAAGAATTTACGGTATTCGCAATATTCATCCAGAATTTCTTGATAACAATGGAAATATAATACCTGATGAAGTATTAGCTGTTCGTTTTGAAGAGGGATTTTTTGATGGTGAAGAATATGATGATGAAGATGATGAAAATGAAGAAGAATAATAAATAACCAAAATAACTATATTAAACTGATTTGTATTAAAAATTATGGCAGCAACTAAAACAAAACCTAAAACATTGATTGAAAATTTACCTACAAATCCTTTTATTTTTGAAATTTTAAATTTAGTTTCAAAACAAAGAACAAATGGTAAAAAAATAGAAATTCTTCAAAAATATGAAGATCCTTCACTTAAAACAATTTTAATTTGGAACTTTGACGAGTCTGTGATTTCTTTACTTCCAGAGGGGGAAGTTCCTTATGCAAGTACAGGGGAGCAGACATCTTATAGTGGAACATTAAGTGGAAAAATTGAAGATGCAGTTTCTAAAATGGAAGAAATGAATTCAAATTCTCTTGGATCTATGGACCAAGGTAAATCTTCAATTAGAAAAGAATATACTATGTTTTATAATTTCGTAAAAGGTGGTAATGATGGATTAAGTTCTCTTCGCAGAGAAACTATGTTTATCAATATTCTTCAGGGTCTTCATCCACTTGAAGCGGAAATTGTTTGTCTTGTAAAAGATAAAAAACTTCAAAATAAATATAAAATTACTAAAGAAATTGTTAGTGAGGCATATCCCGATATTCAATGGGGTGGTCGTTCATGAATGTGCTTTTAAAGGAGAAATCGAAAATGGCAGAAAAAAATCAAACCAATAAAGTTCTGCCTAGTGAATATGGATGTGAAATTCTTCTCGAAAAGACCACTCTTGATAAAACAAAAGATTCTTCATTTCCAAATGACGCATATTTAATTTGGTATAAAGTGGATGAAGAAATTCACATCGATCTTGTAAGAGGATCTAGGGTCCGTATTTTTGATATGTATTATGATAAGTATGGATTGGGATCTGTTCAAAAAATTGATTTTGGATATGGAAGAACAAATCCAAAATTGTGGAGATATCAAAAACCAGAAAAGAAAAAAAAGAAATGAATAAAGGATTTAATAATGATCTTGAAGTTCAATTTGAACTTCCTAAACAAGATTTAAATAAACTTTTAAAACAATATAAAAAAGTAAAAAAATATCAAAAATCATCTCTGTTTGCTATTAAATCAATGGATGGTACTGAAGAGATTGTGAGTTCATTGATTAAGGAAGCGGAGGATAATCCACTGTAAATGGGTAAGCATTATCTACTTAACTTGTATGGATGCTCGTTTGTTCTTTTGGATGACGAGCGTTGTCTTATAGACTTATTAGAAAACGCAGCGGTTGCGAGTGGTGCTACTGTGATTCAGACTATCTCAAAGAAGTTTGAACCACAGGGAGTCACTGTAATTTGTCTGTTGTCGGAAAGTCATATCAGTATTCATACTTGGCCGGAGGAAGGTAAAGCAGCAGTGGATGTCTATACCTGTGGTGATTGCAATCCAAAGATTGGATGTGATATTATTATTCAGCAACTTTATGCTCAAAATCATACGTTAAGTTATATTGAGCGATAACTAAATACACTATACCTGGAGAAGACTATGCTCTCTACTCAATACCGTCTTCGCCTTGAAGCAATCTGTGAGAGAATTGTAAAGGGCGAATCTGTAGAGTTAAATGAAATGATATGGGCGGAAAAGTTAGCAAAAGCAAATCGTTCTGCCTCAACTATTTTGAGACAAGCAAGACGCCGTGCCGCTAATCCAGATATGCAAGAAGGTGGTATGGATGATTTTCTAAATCAATTAGATTTAGGCGATCCAGATCCATCAAATCATAGAACGGGATTTAATGGTGTAGATGATATTATTGACTTCTTTAGTCAAGATAAACCAGATGACTGGCGTACTAGAGATTAATTTGGTATAAAGTTTTACAAAGTTTTTTGTATAGATATGCTAATAGGTCTATAATGACCTTACGTTCATCGCATTATGCGACGGAAGTAAGCCGACGCGGAACGGATCGTTCATTCGCTATTCGCAAATAGCGAACGCAAACGCCGACTGAAGGAACGCTCTTTAACTTAAAAAACTAAGGAGAACCCTAATGTCTAAGGTAGTATATCGCGGCGTAGAGTATGATACTGAAAAGCGTATTCAGTATCAGCAACAAATGATGCAACAACCTCAACAATACAATGAAACCTATCGTGGTGTTAAGTTCGTAAAGGAGGGGCATAAATGATGAAGAAACTTAATGTGTTGCAACTCATAAAAGAGCAAAAGCAAAAAGAAGAGAGGCGCAAAAAAGCATCTCTTGCCACTCTATTGGCGGCAAAATAACATAAGAGGGGGACTTGACTCCCCCTCTTTTTTTATGTATAATTACCTTTGTCGAGGTTGATAAAAATGGATAGAGAAAAGATTAAGCTCATTGTAAGAAACCTTGAGACTTTAGTTGAATGTCTTAAGAAAGAACTTGATTTTGAAGTTAAAGATCCTCAATATGAGGAAGTTAAGAATTTTCTAGCTGATTACGACGAAGTATTTTATGACGAGGAGGATGAATATAATGTTTGATGACTTTGAGTTTATGAAACCAGAAGTAAAACTTGTATCTGTTACACCAGATGCAGAGAAACATATGGCATACTGTGCTCGTGTTTCTAATCCAGCAAACCAGGAGAATGATAAGTTTGCTGGACTACTTAAGTATTGTATTCAACATCAGCATTGGAGTATCTTTGAACAAGCTTCAATGACTGTAGAAATTAATACTACTCGCGGTCTAGCAGCACAAATTCTTCGTCATAGGAGTTTTACATATCAGGAATTTTCTCAACGATATGCTGATAGTACGCTTCTTGGAAAAACCATTCCTCTTCCAGAACTTCGTCGTCAGGATAATAAGAATCGTCAGAACTCAATTGACGACATTCCAGATTATCTTCGCCTGACTTTGACAGAAGACATTCGTGTTCATTTTGAGCACTCTATGCGCCTCTACAATCGCCTTCTAGAGAAAGGAGTAGCAAAGGAGTGTGCAAGGTTCGTACTGCCTCTAGCAACGCCTACAAGACTCTATATGACAGGCTCTGTAAGGTCGTGGATTCATTACATTGATTTGCGTTCTGCTCACGGCACACAAAAGGAACATATGGAGATTGCTGAACTTGTACGTTGTATTTTTACCTGCCAGTTTCCTGCAGTATCTGAAGCACTTGGTTGGACTCGTGAAGGATGCTCCGAATGCGTTGATCCTCCTTCTATTACTATTGAATAAATATTCTCATATACTATGGAGGAATAAAGTTGGCAACGTATCCAATTTATAATAAAATTACTGGAGAACAAAAAGAGATTGTTCTCAGTGTTCATGAGTGGGATCAATGGAAAAAAGATAATCCAGAATGGGATAGGGATTGGAGTGATCCATCAACTTGTCCAGCATCTGGGGAAATAGGTGAAGTTTATGATCGATTAAAAAAGTCTCATCCAGGTTGGAATGATGTACTTCACAAAGCATCAAAGGCTCCAGGATCAAAAGTAAAACCAGTTTAATTTTTTATATGGCAAGAAGAAAAAGAGTAGATGATCAACCGATTGGTGTTGGAATGACTGCAAAACAAATAAAGCGCAAAAAACCAATTAGTGCTGATTTGATGAGAGATGTTGAACCTCTTACTGAGAATCAAAAACTTCTCTTTAAATCATATGATTCAAATCAAAATATTGTTGCTTATGGTGCAGCAGGTACAGGTAAAACTTTCATCACTCTCTATAATGCACTTCAAGAAGTTTTAGATGAAAGGTCTCCTTACGAAAAAATTTATATTGTAAGATCTCTTGTTGCTACTCGTGAGATTGGTTTTCTTCCTGGAGATCATGAAGACAAGTCTTCTCTTTACCAAATTCCATATAAGAATATGGTAAAGTATATGTTTAATATGCCAGATGATCCATCTTTCGAGATGCTCTATGGAAACCTTAAGACTCAAGGTACAATTAGTTTTTGGAGTACTTCTTTTATTCGCGGAACTACTCTAGACAAATCAATTATTATTGTTGATGAATTTCAGAATCTTAACTTCCATGAATTGGATTCTATTATTACTCGGGTTGGTGAAGATAGTAAGATTATGTTCTGCGGAGATGCCACTCAAAGTGATTTGATTAAAACTAATGAGAAGAATGGTATTATTGATTTTATGAAGATTCTTCGTGTAATGCCATCATTTGATATTATTGAATTTGGTATTGAAGATATTGTTCGTTCTGGACTAG